CGAATCGAGAACGCATACCCGTCACCCTTGAACGTGTTCCACTGGATGATGCGCTGATAGGTCAGGTCATCGGCGGTGTAGTTCGACGAACTGTTGATGAACGACAGCGGGTCGAACGTATCGGCGTTGAACTCAAAGGTGTTCCATGGCCCGATGGCGCGCGGGCCACCCGAGGACAGGCTGGGGCGAAACACGCCGTAGATGCTCGATGCGGCCCACGACAGCAGCGCGCCGGTCTGGTTCAGGTAGATCGGCAACTGGTAGCCGTTGATGGCGTCCAGGTTCGCCTGACTCAGCGCGTTGAGCGACCCGAAGAATGCCCCGACGTTATCGTCCCCTTGATACTGGGTATACAGGTACGACGGCAGTGTCGTGGTGATGTTCACGGATCAGCCCTGCACCACGGAAATATTTGACGTGGCCGCAAAGAAGAACGCTTCCGGGTCGCCAGAAATCAGAACGCCGCCGCTTGGCGGTGCCACGACGGTGCTGTTGATCGTGACGACGAATTGCAGCTTGGAGAGCGAGCCTTCCGGGATCACGCCCGAAACCGCATTGATGAATGCGTCCTGCAGCGCCAGCAGGCTCATGGGCTGGCCCACGTAGATCGAATTGATGTAGCTCACCATGGCCGGCTGCACCAGCGCCACGACCACGGCCTGAGAGACGAAGTTCGCCGATGACGCCGTGTTCCATGTGATGGTCAGCCCCACGACGTCCTGCGCCGGCACCACAAAGACAATCTCGTAGGTGTCGGGGAAATCGTTGATCGCGATGGTTTCGGTCGTTCCCACCGTTGCGGCCGGCTGCAGGTCGAGGAAGTTGAACAGCGACTGAAACAGCGCGTTCGCCACCTGGTACGGGTCGCCACCGCCGACGATGGCCTGCCATCCGCCGCCCGTCTGCCGGAACGAGATCAGGCGCGCCTGCACGCCGTTGACCTGCTCAAGCGCCGTGCGAACCAGCTTGGAGATACCTGTCCCGACCGCCTGCCCGGCCTGGATGACCTGCGCCTGATACTCGGCGAGCGTCTGTTCGGCGCCGCCCGGCACGCCCGTCGCCGGGTTCGTCACCGTGCAAGTGATGGTGCTCGGGACACTCGTGATCAGTTCCGTGACCGATGCGGGCGGCACCGCCCAGCTTCCCGAGTCGATGGCAAGGCAGAAGACAGCCGAACTCATGCCCACCGGGCCGGGGCCGGAAATTATCGTCGGGTCTTGCGTGACGTATTGGTGCGTACCGTCGCCGACGATGAAGCCGGCATTGATGACGAAGCCAGGCGAGCCGCTGAAGACCACATAGACGGACGTGTTCGACCCGATGCCGCGCTGCACCCCGTAGACCATGCCGAGCTGGTACAGGATGAACTCGTTTGCGGTCAGCGGCGAGATGGAATTGATCAGGTCAACCGCCGCCGCGTCCTGGACGATCAGCGCGCCCGTTCCCGTGCTGCTCAAGTCCTCGATCAGCGAGCCCGGTAGGGTTGTCGTCAGGCCCGGCGCGAGCGCGACAGCGCCGGCCACCAATTGGGCGTTCAGGTTGGCGATGCTGGTCGGAACCGCCCCGGCGGAAGTGATGAGCGGCATGGGCTAGGTGTAGATCGGTTCAGTGATGGGATCACCGTTCAGCGCCGTCGCATTCACGGCGTAGGTCGGCTGCTGGGCCGTAGTGTCGGCGGAAACCACGACCGAGGCAAAGTAGGGCGCGTACTGCGCCTGCGTGCGCGCCACCGCGGCATCAGGGGCAATCTGGGTGTTCACGGACTGGCGCGCGGGCAGGCCATAGTTGCCGTACAGCGGGCTTTCGTTTTGTTCCAGGCGCAGGGTTTGAACGAGCGTTGCCAGCCACACGCGCGACGTGTCGGTGATTTCATACCATACCCCCGCGGCATCGCGGCCCCAAGTCCTCATGCTGGTGCTCCAGAATTTCCGGTGACGTTGCCCGACCCGATGTGATACGTTCCCGGCAAGTGTTCGTGAGACAGGAAGCTCTTTCCGCCCACCGTCAGCGTTGCAAACGAGCCGGCGCCGCTGCACGTCATTGTCGCGCACGACACGGCACCAGTCACGGCCACGTCAGCCAGGAACGTCGCCCCGCCGGTCACCGCGATGGTTCCGCCGACAGTCAGGTTGCCGCTGATCGCAACGTTCCCGTTGAATGCGCTGTTCGGGCAGTTCACCGTGACGTTGCTTGGTGCATCAACAGTGACGTTGCCGCCCGAAATCGTCACCGTCGTCGATCCCTGGATGACCTTCACCTGGGATGTGTCCACGATGATTTCCGCCGTGCCGTCGTCGGTCAGAATCTTGGCCCCGTTCGGGGCTTGGATGACGACGGCATTCGCGTCAACGGTCGGCCATGCCGTGTTGCCCAGCGGCACATACACCAGCGCGCCCAGGTTCGATGGGGCCACCAAGGGCGCCAGGCCCGCGCCAAGGCCCGTCACGCCGCCCAGGCGGGCCGTTGCCGCCACCACCATGCCTTTGTCGCCCACTTGCACCGGCAGACGCACGTAGCGCGATTCCGCGATGGGGCATGTCACCTGGGGTAGCGTGAAGTCGCTCGCCACCTCGAACACGACCGTAACGATCGCGCCATCAACCGACACGACGCTGACGGGCCAGGACTGGCCGGCAAGCTGATCACCGTCTGCCATGCTGCTGGCGATCAGGCGCGACAGCGTCAGCGCGAGCGGCTTTTTCGTGGAAATGCTCATGTCGGCGTTCCCACGTAGGTGTCGAACACGCTGATCCAGGCTTCGGCGGAGTTTTGCCGGCTGTCGCCCAAGTGCCGGATGTTGCGAATGGTGAACTCGCCATTGAAGGACGTCACGAACTTGTCTTTGGTCAGCGCGTTGACCGCAGCGCCGGACGTGACGTTGATCAGGGACTTCTGGGGCATCTGCACCACGTCGCCGCCGTTCAGGTCGGCGCGCAGCACGGTGCGAAACTGCATCGTCCCCGGATCGACCCACGTCGGCTGGCCGATGAGGTCGAGGAAGCTGATCGGCTTGGCGGTCGGCTTGACTGTGCCGTCCGTCAGAAAGAAGCCGGCGCCCTGCTGCCAAAGGCTGGCGCCCGGATAGGTGCTAGCCGGGATGATGGCGCGGCTGGTCTTGAGGACGTAGGCCGCAAGCTGCGGCAGGGTCTTGTAGACCCATGGCTGATCCTGTGGGTAGACCAGCGATGACGACAGGCTACCCGTGATCGGGGCGCCCGGATACGCGATCTGAAGAACCTGCTTGACCGCATCGCCGAGCGGCGTGCCGGCGCGCCAGGTGTAGGAGATGTTCGCCGGGTCGGCGTTCGTGCCGGCCTGCGCGTAGGCAATCAGTTCGAGCGAGACTTCGCGCCCCTGCCAGTTGCCATAGGCTTGGAAAATCTGGCCCTTCAGCAGAATCCCAGCCTGCGCGGGATTTGCCAGTGGCAGACCCTTTGCCATGCCGCCGTACACCTCGATATTCATGTCGTTGAGGTTGCGCGCCGCCACGATGTCCGAGAAATTGACCCCGGAGATTTTCACGCGCGCACCGCCCACCGGATCGCCGTAGGCGTAGACCGGGATGTCGAACTCGACTTTCAAGGCCGCGCCGTTCGTTGTCCCGTCCGGATTGAACGAGGTATAGAAGGCGAGCACGTCCCCGCTTTTGGGTTCAGTGATGCGGACGTAGTAGGCGCGCATGGCTATAGGTACTGAGTTTCCCACGCCGCCAGAATCGTTCGGTCGGAGTCGCTGACGATGGCGTCCCAGACGATGGTTTCGCAGGTGTAGAACGATCCCGGGCCGGGCGCTTCGGCCGAGCCTATTTCGGCTGTCAGCGCATCGGAGCGCGGGCCGGTGTCGAGGGTTCCCGAGCCATTGACCAGCGCCGAATCGACGTACAGCGCGACTGCGCCACTGGTTCCGTTGCGAGTGCTGATTCCGAAGTGCGGCGCACCATCGTTGATGGTTGCGGTGGATCGCACGGTCGTGCTGTCATCAGGCCCTAGGCCAATGGTCAGCTTGCCGCCGAGACATCCCACGCCGAAATCGTTAGCTGGGCCTGGCGCGTCGTGATACACGAATCCGGCCATGTAGAACCAGCGCGCGCTGTCCACCGTGGTGGTAGCCGTGAACACGGATGCCGTTGTCCAGTCATTTTGCGCGGCATCGCTGTTGTCGAAGTAGAGAGCGCCGCCGCCGATGTAGCCGTACAGGTTGCCGGCGATGATGTTGAACGTGCCATCGTTCCAAATCAGAGGGGTTCCGACGCCAACCTCTCCGACTGCATTCTTGCCATTTCCGCTCTGGTCGTACCAGGTGTCGACGTAGACCGATCCTCCGGTTGATCCGCCTATCAGCGCGAGCACCGCCGACAGGTCGATGTAGCCATTCACGAAACCGATGTCCGCTTGCGGGTTGGTTGTTCCGTTGTAGTAGGTCACATGCACGCAAGGGCCGGTGTACGCGGAATAGAGCTTCCGGAACGAGTAGGCACGCTTGGCCTTCAGGGCCATGCCGTCGAGCCCCACGGGCGGCGGGGGCGGCGGGGGCGGCGGCGGGGGCGGCGGGCCGGGCGGGCGCGCAGGGAACGGCAGCGCCGGCAGGCCTGGAATCTCGAAGGACTGGCTTGAGTCCCGGAAGATGATCGACGTGGTGAAGTAGCCCAGCGTCAGGCTCAGGTTGTACGTGTCCGGAGATGCCGTCACCGGCACCATCAGCTGCAGCGTTTGCGTCAGGTCATAGATCGACAGGTAGTAACGCTGACCGTAGGGATTGAACGTGCAAATGCAGTTGTACTGCGCGCCGTCAAGCGTGGCCTGGAACGAGAAATTCGAGGTCGCCGAAGGAGTGAAGGGGATGACGATCTGTGCGGCCATGGGTCAGCTTCCGATGGTGTTGGCGACAGAGCTGTTGGTCGGCGGGTTCGGCACGGGCAGGCCCGCATTCAGCTTGGCGTACAGGCCATTGAACGCCTGCGTGGCGTCCTGCGCCGTCACGAGCGGCTGAACGAAGTCCCATTGGAACTTTTGCTGCACCTTGATGTCGCCCGCACTGGTGGTGTCGCGGAGCACTTTCAGCAGGCAGTTTTGATAGATGAAGCCGGGCGTTCCCACCGTGAAGCTGCCGCCCTGCTGGATGTGCGCCTGCAAGCGCTGCTGGATGAACGTGATCGTCTGTTGGATGCTCGGGTAGCTCAGTCGCCCATTGCGAACCGGGCAGACCATTTCCACGGAGAACGCGAGCGCCTGCTGAAGCATCGCGTTTGCGGCCATGCTCATCGACGCGAAGGGGTATTCGGCCGGCGAGAAGTCGATCAGCGTGCCGCCCGGCAGGAGCTTGAAGTTCGCGAAGTAGTCATTGGGGTCGGCGTAGTTCGGGGATTCCGTGCCTTCGGTCAGCGAAAGGACGGTCATCGACCCGGCCGGCTTGCCTGCGGCGATGCCGTCGATCAGCGCGATGGGCGCGATCTGGTAGTCGCGGATGAATTGCGGCTTGTCCATGTCAGTTCATCGCTGCGACGGTGGCTTGCGCGCTGCCGCCGGTCTGGTTTTGGATCACCACCCGCACACCGTTCTCCGTGAAATTGCTGGCGCCGTTCTCCTGCTTCGTGATCGCCACCACCAGCTTCACAAGCTGATCCATGGACTGCGGATCGAGCTTCTGATCGGGACCGAATCCGGTTCGCTTCGAGGCGTTTGCGATGAGCGCCG